GTGCGGTAGATTTTGTGTGTAGGCTTCTTCATTTGAAAATTATATCGCTGAAAAAGCCTTTACAGATAGGTTTGTGCAACAAAGCCATTCAGATCTATTTTCACGCCATCCAAATCACCACCAATACATATTTTCAATATCACCACCACTCAAATTATCAAATGTCAATTACATATAGATTCTTCAACTCTGAAATATTTTAATTTTGATAAACTCTAAAACTATTACACCCTACATTCTTTTTTTTAAATCCTTAGCTAACATAATTTAAATAACTATGAATTTTTTATAATTCACAAATAAATCAACTTACTTATCACCTAAATACTCTGCAATTCTTTCATAAACATATTTTCTATCTAGACTTTCAGGTATCCAAAAAACATGTGTAAGATGGTGTTTCTCAAAGACATTACGCATATATTCAGTACATTCTAAAGTATCAATGTTTGAAATCTTGAAAATATCAGCTTTATATTCCTCTATAGGTAAAATTTGTCCATCCAAAACGCCAGATATAAAAATATTCATCGTCTAATTCTCTCTAAAAGAAATACATTAGCATGATTAAATATGTTCCATGTATCTGGTATGAAACAGACCTATTTACTTAAAATTAGTATACTTAATATTAACAGTATCTTATAACCTTAAATACAAGTTAAGAATTTTATAAAAAGATACAACTTTTTTAGAGAAAAGGGTTTTATCATTAATATTTTTTCCAATATGTTATAAGCAGAATTATTCTCAATGTCGCTAACTAGTTAACTTTTACTGAGCCTTAACACAAACTCCAACATGAACACTGCTATCGATCATATGAGCTGTGCATCCAAATAAATAAAACTATACAGCACTGTATACCCCTCTTTGCTATCATTTTTTCCACTTTACGAAAATAAGACGGCTAAATATGACTTCACCCAAATTTTTAAGTGAATTGCCTCTAGATCAATTGCAAAAGTTATCTGAAGAAGATATTGCTCAGACTATCGCAGCAGAACAGCTTTATTTTCAGCATAAACCACATACTGTTTATTATCTTGCTGTGAACGGTGCAAAAACCAGAAATGGTGGCTTAGTTAGAGCTGGAAATGACAATTACAAAGCTAATGGTATTGCTATTGCCTGTGTAGGTGATGAAGCTATATATGCCGATGGCACTACTTCTAAAATTATTTCTGGTGCAGGTCAAGCCTGTAAGATCAATGGTGTGTCAGCTGCTTTAGTGGGAAGCCGGTTAGAAAATGGAGATGAGATTATTGATACTCCTGTGAGTTTATTTGCAGTGAGGATATACAAAGATCAAACCCTTCCTGAAGGCTTTCTTAGTCATGAATAAACTTTAAGGAGTGAAGCATGGCCAAAAGTTTTGCCATAAATATGGCCCCCACTAATCATGGTGGAGTGGTTCCTGCGACTCAATCACGAACATCGCAAGAAGGAAATTTGTTTGTTCGTGCTGGTGATGGGCATATGTGCCCAAAGTGTAAATGCTGGTCTGTCGTTATTAAAAGTCACGATCATGTAATTATGGATGGTAAGCCAGTTGCTTACGTAGGTGATAAGCTTTCATGCGGGGCAACTATTATGCCTCAGCAGTTTCATGTGGTTGGAGACTCTGGTAGTCCTTATTCTTCAGCTGCTTCTTCAGCTGCTCCTGTTCAGAATAGCTTAGTAGAAGATAAGTCCAACGAAATTCATAAAGTTCAGTTCAAGTTGGTTGATGTCGATACGGATCAACCTCTTTCAGCAATGCTATATGAAATTCATAGTAAAGAATCTGGAAAATTATTAGTACAGGGCTATACAGATAAAAACGGGATGACCGCCATTTATGAAAGTGAACATACTCCTGAATCTGTACAACTAATAACTGTCGATTTATCTAAGCCATTAGATCCATTATGAGAAACATTTTATGGGTAGCACTGACAAAGTAAGTAATAACGAAGGTCGTTTAATATTTCATTCAAATTATGATAAAACACCTATAAATGCTGATGCAGCAGATCGAGTAAATTTAAAAGAAACTATCAATCTTTGTAGGGCAGATGATGGTTATTTAACTGCTTGTAGTGGATGGGAAAACTTAATTAAAGTAAAGAAAATTGTTCCTTACACCTTTTGTATTCCTCAACATCTTTGGGACCATATTAAAAATAGACAGCCTTTTGAATACGATATGGCTTTGCGGTTTGGAATGGAATTTGATTTAAGAGAGATTGAAAAAGGTACTCCTGGCCTAATTTATACTGAGTATTTTCATACAATGATGTATCTAAGGTTTGCTACCTACTTATATAGAATTGCAACTGATAAGGCTCTTACTGCTGCCACAGAGCTTTTGAAAGATAGCTTCAAAATCAGGGTAGCTGCTCACTATAAGAACTTAGAAGATATTATTGAATTGACCCCAGCAGGATATGGAATTTTTGATCAAGGCAGATACACTGCTTTGGCAACAAATAACCGAAACAATAGAGGTCCTATAATGATAGGGCACAGATTATATCAAATGATTTTTAAGAAAAAGTGGAATAGACAGGCATACGAACTCTGCAGAACCGAATATGGCTATCAAGTACCAACTTCTGAAGAAAATGAAATACTTAACTCGAAAAATTGGTAATATTTTATGAAAAATTTAGTTATTTTCTTAATTAGCTTAGCTATGGTTGGTTGTAGCCATGCAGATAATTCAAGCGTAAAGGAACGAGAAGCTGAAATTAGTAAGGCGCTTGCTTCAAGAACTATGGCCATTGGAGATGATATAGCTCAATCTCGAAGATTATATATAACAGCCTATAACACCATTAATACCAAATCTGAGATGACTAACGAGCTTCTTATCTATACGGTTCGTAAAGTTGACTCATTAATTGGTAATTATGAAACAGATAAAGATAGCTTCGAAAATGATATTAATGCCAATAAAAAAATTTCGTTAGAAGCAGTAGATGGGCTTTGTATTATGAATAAGTTTCTTCAGAAATACTCAACACTTATTGATTTAAAGAAAGCTCCGCCTAGCATCCAAGAAAGTACAAGACGTGCTTTATCTTATCAACCACTTTACCTAAAAAGACTTAGTTCAGATAAGGACTATTTAGGTCAATTACAGTGCATCAATTTAAAGTAGAGCATAGAAAAAAGCCCTGAAAATTCAGGGCTTTTTTTAAATCGCTTTAACGCAAATAGTGACATTTACATTGCTATTAATTGTATGTGCCGTACAACCACATAAAAGAAAGCTCAGTAATAGTATCTTCATTAGGCTTCAGAAACCCTAGTAGCTGTTACGCCCTTTAATTGCGGTAAAGAATAACGTTTACTTGCTGGCTGAGGTGTACATCCATACCATCGGAACTCTTGGAAATCTGAATCACTATAAAGCGCGTAACACACTCTATTGGATTGGTTACCACCAAGGCAAACAAGTTTTCCAGTAGACTTATCACGTCCTACAACAAAACAGACATGGCCTCCTCCCTTACGGGTTTTAATAGCTACACAACCGTAAGCTGGTTTAGCTAATTTGGTACCATAATTCACATAATCCAATGCACGGTACCAATGCTTAGGATAAGCAATTCCAGCTGATTTCAAGCAATGAGCAACGAAAGTACCGCACCACGCTGTTTCATCATCCGCCCACCAAGCTTTAAGCTCCTTTAACCATTTCAAAATAGTTGGATTGTGCTGTTTACCTGGTATTTCTTGCAGACCAATGTGTTTTTTTGCTTCAGCCATCCAAGCTAATTCGTCAAACTTTGTAGTTGTAGGAATATTCATTAAGGTATTGATTCCTACTAACTGGCCTGTTAATTGAGGGCCGTTAAGTCGTGGTTGAGAAATTTTCTTACCAATCCATGACAGAACAAGCATTAAAGTACCAGTAACAAATGCGTGATATTTTTCGGGAATAACTTCATAATCAACACCCCATTGTAGTGCCGGCAATAAAATTAGCATGATGAATGCACCTACCGCGGGTAACTTAACAGATAGATACTGCCAAGCATTGTTTTCAATTAACTTCACTCATCTTTCCTCTTTCGTAAATTATCTTGCTCTAAAGCTTTGATTCGTAATTCGCTTTCTTTTTCACGTAATTCACTTTCTTTACGTTCTCTGCGGTCACGTCTCCACTGAAAAATGAAACTTATGAATAGGCCCACAACTGCCACAATTGCACCTGTATAGCTCAACCAATTAATTGAAGTTAAAGAACCAAAAGCACTTGCTAAACCACTCCAGAAAGTAGTTTTATTAGCAAAAGTTGTGACAGTGACTTCAATTGCCTGATGATCAGACATGACCTATTCCCCACGTTTCATTTGTGGTTATTTTTGCAAGTGTTGTTGTTCTAATTGGAGTAAGGTTCCAAACACAAAGCACGAAAAAAAGCCCGAATTACTCAGACTTTTCTATGTGAAAACTATCTGCCTCTACTTGCTAGGGCATTTAATCCTTTAATGACTTCTTGACCTAATTTTAAGAATACGTTGTGACGTTCAATTTCGTTTTCTAAATACTTCTTGCGGTTTTCCCATGCAGATGAATTGAAGTAAGTACTTTCAAAACTCAAAGGCATTTTTAATGCATCCGATAAAGGCATTGGGCAGTTTTCAGAAATACTACTTGCTGTATCAAGCAAAAGATCGGTCCAACTCTTTGATGATTCCTGTAAAGACGGAAGCGGTACGAAATCGTGCAGGCGCGTCATCTGCACCTCTTTCCACTAAAATACCTTGGTTATCAACGCTTAACCGTAAATGAGTAAATAACTCATTGTTTAAATTATTAAAGTCTTGATAGCACAAATCAAAATCACTAGCTGGCATTTTCTTAATGAAATCTAGCCGCTGCTTAAATTGTTCTTCAAATAATTGAGGATTTGTTCTATCCGGCAATAAAGCTAAGTGCTCATGATTAGAATAACTCAACTGAAAAGCCATCATGCAGGCAATCCATTCAGCGACATTCTTGCAATTTGCCTCTAAGAACTCCGCTTCCATTCCAATAAGCTGTCTAACCGTAATTCCATTTTGAGTAGTTTCAGTTTTCCAATTATTTTCTGATTGAAGGAAAACTTTAGACCAGTCAGTGTTCACCTCCAACATAGTATTACTTTGTTTCTCAAGATACTTAAGTAGCAATAAATACCGCTCTTGAATTGTTAAAAGTAAAGGATCCACATTATCTAAAACTGACTTCACGAAAGCTGAAAGTCTTTTTTCATTTAAATTCGGGGCAATGATTGAAATTTTAAGACATTGCTCAAAACTCAATTCATGCATTTGAAAAGTACTTTCGCCTATTGGCACCGGATCAAATGTAATCATTATTTGACTCCATACAATGAATAAATATCTTTTGAATCCCATGCAGTTCGACTCAACAAACTAATATTGACGGCCAAACTTAACCGGTTCCCCTTTTCATCAATGGGCGCGACAATTGGCGCGGAAACGCTTTCAATAATGAAAGGCTTATAAGTTTTGCCGTGAGTAGTAAGAGATACAAACGGTGGAATGACACCTGAAAACAAGCCTTCTAAAGTAGTATTTGAATCATTGACAACATTCTGCAGTGTAGACTCAGAAGATAATGAAACTGGTACGCTCCAAGCCTCCAATTGCATGATCTTGTCTTCAACTTCTGTTCTCGCATCACTAAAAGCCAAGAAAAAAATTGATAAATTAAGGCGTACTGATGATGTAGATAGGAATACTTGAGTTGTATTTACTTTGGTTAAATTTGTTCGCCCTTCCACACTCTTAAGCGCATTTTCAGCTGTTGCTAAAGGTCCTGATGCCATATCACTTAATGCTGAAATGAATGGTGAATTCTCACCTAACGTTGCTGCAGCTTGAAGCATTTGCCCAGTTTGCAAGTTAGCCATCAACATTGGCATCTTTAGTTCTGGATTGCTATTTTCAAATGGAGTTTGCCATTGGCTCTCAATACTTTTATCACCGTCAGTCAACAAAGCACGAATTACTGGTGAGGCTACTGGGTTACCATCTTTATCACAAAGTGAAAATTCAGCATATTTATGCTTTGAAATTGAGCCATAGAAAGGATCTGATTCAGTACTGGGCAACTTTGTTTTAGCTGTATTAACAGCTGGTGCATAAGCTAAAGCTTTGGACATGTTTAAGTACTAATTTATAAAAATTAAGCTATTATTAATTAAAAAATAAGGACACTTATTAGCTTTGTTCCAGCATTAAAAACTGATAAAAAAGTTTTGAAAATACGCTAATTACAGTTTTTCATATAGATTTGATTTTTAATAATTTTTTAGTATTATGAAATTTAAAATTTTTATTTAAAAATATTCTTTGAGAAATAAAAAATGTTAGATTTATTTACACCTATTGTTGAAAGCGAAAAACAGCATAAAATTTTTAAATTGTTATTAAATGAAGCAATGTATGCTGAAAGGAATGTTTTATTAGATTGGGCAAATGGATTTGTTGATAGGGATAATAAATTTGTAAAAGAATTCCAAACTACTTTTGAGTCTTCTTTTTGGGAATTATATCTAAATAAAATCCTGAAATCTGAAAATATTGATATAGATTATAATCATCATGCGCCTGACTTTGTATGTAACAAAAATAATTCACCTTTTTGTATTGAAGCAACAATTGCCAACCCAGAACAAGATGGCCTACCAGCATTTGGTTTTACAGATGCACATTTAGATTTTCAAATTAACTTTAAAGAATTCAATAGAAAATCAATTATTAGATTAGCCAATTCAATTGTCTCTAAAAATCAAAAGTTTAAAAAATCATATAAAGATTTATCTCATGTTATGGGTAAGCCTTTTATTTTAGGTCTTAATTCTTTTGATCGACCTCATTCCCATTTTATAGGTCATCGCGGTTTAATTGCTGTTCTATATGGAATTTATCTTAATGAGGAAAAGGCTATTTCAGATAAACTCAACTACTTGCCAAGAGAAAGAATGGATTTTATTGAAAAAGATAATGGTGCAGAAATTCCCCTAGGTTTTTTTAAGACTTCAGAGTATGAAGATATTAGTGCTGTAATTTATAACCCATATGCAACTTGGGGGAAAGTTCGAGCATTAGCTGAAGTAAGTGAAGCAAATAAAACTACTTTCTTTAATGCACTTTACACTAGGGATGACGTAAGTGAGAGTACATTAATTCCTGATATCCGCGAAGGGATTCCTAAAGAAGAATATAAAGAATCAATCTTTGATGGTTTATATATTTTTCATAATCCTCATGCTAAATATCCATTCCCTGATTTTTTATTTAATGATCCTCATATTGCTCATTTTAGTGTAGATGATCATGGTAATCTTCTTGAAAGTGTTGGAGAAAAATTTTTACTTTCACGAAGTTTAATTAGTTCATATGCAAGTTCAATGATTCCCAAATAAAGAGAAATTCAAAGACATAATATTTATAAATTTAATTTTGCTGTATCCAACAATTCATAAAAAATACGCTCATCAAGAGCGTATTTTTATTACTTATGTTAAGCAGCTAGATTAATATTATTCTCTTGCTCAAACTCATCAATCTTCTTAATGATTTCAGCAGATTTGTTATATGGCATAACAATCTCATCAAACTCATTTACTTCTGAACCCCAGAATTTCAGCATGATATTCTTGATCTGAGGTTTATCAACGCCATCGCCATTGAAAACGTACTTGCTACGTTCAGTTCTAACATAAAGTTCATACTTAGCTAGCTGCTCGTCATTGCGTAGTTTCCTAGGTGGCATTGCGATATCGCGAATTTCTGAAAATAGATCCTCTACACTTGTAAGGTGCGTAAAGTCTAATTCTCGTGTTGCTGGAACAGCATTAGAGTCTGCATGTTTTTCAATAATGATAATACGAGTTGAAACGGCGGTACCAGCATTTTTAAAGGTCGATTGAGGCAACCAGATTTCAGCTGTCAGAATTGCACCAGGTGTACTATCAATAAATTCGTCCACTTTAGAATCCATCGAACCACGTGGTACCAAGGCCACAATCCGACCACCATCATAAAGATGACCAAAAGCCTTCTTGATATGTTGAATTGCCAAAGTGCCAGCATGACCAAATGGCGGATTCATCACAATCGCATGGTACTTATTCAAAGATTCTAAAGATTCGAATGTATCAACAATTACTTTAGCACCTGTATTTGCCATTTGAGCACGACTAGCTAAAGACTCAGTCGGTTCAATCATTGTCAACTCTACATCCTGCGGAACAAAACGACCAATAGCTCCATCACCAGCACTAGGCTCAAGCACAGAATCACCAGTGTGTACCCCTGCCCATTCAATCATTTTGAATCCTAGAGGTTCAGGCGTTGCATACCATTCCTTACCTTCGCGGTTATCACGACTTTCAGAACGTTTGCCTTTGGCATAGTAGAATGTTAGTGCTTGATCAAATGGGGTTAACTTAGCAATACGGGCATTTTCTTCATCATATGCTTTACCGCCTATACCATCATTTAGACTTGGCTCTTCATATTTAGCTTCTTCATAAGCCTGAATTAACGCTTCTTTGATACTTACTACAGCATCAGCACCTTTTGCAAAGTTATCTACTGTTTCTGCGCGTCCAGCAATCGTGTCTGCAAATGCAGCCCGTTCCCATGCAGTACCAGTAGTCAAGTATCTCTGAATAGCATTTGATGCTTGTCCGGTTCGATAGATACGCCCTTCCGTCTGTCTCAACTTGGCTGGCTTTGTTGGTTGACCGATATTAATGAGTACTCGCTGGTGTTTACCAGTTGTATCATGCAAGCTAATTCCAGTAGAGCCAGCATCAGACTGCAGAATGAGAATATCGTGCCCGCTATCATCTGTATTAAATAACGCTACATTAGTTTCACGTTGTTGCTTTGAAAGACGACCATTAAATAAAAGAGCATTAGGAAATGCATTCTTTAAAGTTTCAACAGGTGATTCATAATCAAGATTGAGATTTACTAGATCCGGTCTATTTTCTTTGAATGTATTATATTCAAGCTCAATATCTTCTCTAAGTGGGCTTTCATATTTTTCGATATCAAGCTTACTAATCAAGAAAGGTGCAAAACCACCGCCTTCGTTATAATCATGAAAAATTACTACTTTACGGCCTAATGCTAAGTGCTTTTTCACCATATCAACACAAGCTTCAGCTTTAATAGCTTCTAACAAACGGCGTCTTGCTAAGTAATCAAAGCGTTTTGCAATAATTTCATATATGTTTTTAAAACGGTTTCCAGTGAATAACCGATCATATTCTTGCATAGATGCATGACGCCCCCAGCCTGTGGTTGGTTTACCAGTCTGAGCAGCCCATTCTTCAAAAGTTCGTGTTTTGTGCCCTTCTATTTCTTTATAACCATTGCGAAGATAAGTTAAACCTTCATCAATAAGTTCACCAACACGAGAGCCAATTAGAATGAATTTACGATCATAGTCAAAATTTACTTCTAAATCCCGCCCAGACATAGCACCAGTGTTTTTAAGATTTTCGGCGAACTGTCTTTCAAGTACACCTGTATCCACCTTAGCTTCTGGTCGCGTCAACTTACCATATCGCTTTCGATATCCAAGATTTCCCATATAGAAGTGCTCTCGAGCTTTACTAAAGCCTTCAGCTAAATTACCTTGGTCATCAACAGATACTGAAGGAGACATATAATCAAATAAATAGCCTTCCGCCCAATCAAGTGAAAAGTGATAACTAAATGGCGTAGCAGATAAGAAAACAACTTTGACCTTACTTTTCTGGTGTTTCCAATTCAAATTCCAGATCTTTCGTTGTTCATTTCGAAGGACCTGCATTTTGTTATAAGCGCTTAGATATTGTTCTGTTTCTTTACCATTTTCATCAAATTCTTCAATTGGCATCTGCTCAGCAAACTTATCTTCAAACCACTCACTAAAACCATGCAAATGCCCGGTTAATGCTCGTAGTTTGTTTAATGCTGCAGTTGCTTTACCATCGGATGATTGCGATAGAGTATGGGCCTCATCAATTAAAATCAGATCCCAATGTTTGTGAACCAAACTTTTATTTTGACCAAAATTAGCAAAGGTTGTGACCACGACTGAGTGATCCTCACCGCCATTTTCTTTAATACTTTTTAATTTGTAAGCCTTGATATTTAAAGGGCTTGAGCTTTTGACAAAGTCATTAGCAATTTTATCGTTTAGAGTAACAATTAAAATATTCTTAAGGCCAGCATTGATAAACCGTTTTGCTACACCCAGACCAGTAAAGGTTTTTCCAGTACCTGTGCCATTAGTAAAAAGAATACCTTTCTGATTTTCCTCTATTAAGCGCTTTTCAGTCTTAAAAACATCACCACGCTGTGCAGATTGTAGATATGGCAAAGCTTCGTCAATATTTGAAGCATCACTCCATATAGTTTCTACCTTATCTGCTTTTAATTGAGCATCTAGCTTTTCATCTATGGCAGCTCTAACTGATTTAGCAGATTGTATAATTGATCGATCTCTTGCTCGTTTAAGAGATGATCTCTTACCAGATAGTTCACTGCTTCCGCTGCTGTTAATCCGGTTAGCACTGGTTCCACTATCTCCATTTGAAGATTCATTTCTAGGATTTCGGCCGCCAAGTAAACTTGCATCATCACTTTTTGGTAAGCCAGAATTACTGTCTCTGAGTACCCCAACTTCTCCATCATTTCTGACTGCTTCTGAAGCCTCAAGTTCATCTTTTCCTGATCCAGTTGTAGAAACAATTGGTCCTCTGGATCTGAGACGAAATTCGCCAACTGATTCCACATCTGAATTGGTATTTGATACATGTAAGAATAATCCTTTTACAAGTTGCTGATCTTCAGAAAGAAGAGAGTCTGGAATAGCTTTAAGATGTTTTGAGCGTACAAGAATTTCACCCTGATAATAAAAGGCATAGGGGTCAAACTCTTTAGCTTTGGTTAATTTGATGCCTTTAAGACCAATAACCTGTAGTGTTTTATTCTTTTTAGTGGTGTATGGCTTCAGCTCTTTATCGCAAGCAAAAAGACTGACAATAGTCTCTAGCTGTTCAATAACATTTCTGGAACTGTTATTAAGGTGTTGGATAACTGATTCATCAATGTTTTTGATAGCCTCGTTATATAAGACTTCAATAACTTCATCCAATTTTGGAAAGTCACTTTCTTGACGGGCAAAAGCTAAAGCTTGCTTTGCTACAGACAAGTTAAGTTCTATTTGCTTATGGATTATAAGAAGGAAAAATCGAGCAATATTGCTCTGATAATGCATGAAATCAATCATGTAATAAATCGCAACCAATACTGTGTCTTTAGTGATTGGTTTGAGCTTTAAGATGGACATATATCCCTCAACATAGGAACTTTACATTCCTATGTTGAATGATCGTAAGTATCTAATTTTTAGTAGGTTCCAGATCTAAACATCTAATTCTTCAAAAAGAATGTCATTAATTTTGTTCCCTTCTTGATTTTCCTTGTCATTACTTTGATCAATTTTAACTTTCAAAGCACTGTGAAAACGTTCAGCTCCCTCTTTCGTTAATCGAATTATTTTAGGTTTACTTGAACTGCTGGAATCAACCAAGGAATCGTACATTTGCACACTAATGAAATCATCACCAAGCACTTGTTGTGCATATTGGATAGCATCTTTTACACTTACTGGTTCAGGTTCACCAAACAAGCCTACATTACTACTATCTAAAGCCTGTTTCTCTGCAAATTCAGCTAATGCTTTAAATAACATACTCATTTTTTTTGAACTGCGGCTATTCTTGGCGAGAAATACGGCGAGCTCAGCAACACCTTCTCCTAGATCCTCAAAAAGCCCTTGCTGCTTTACAAACTCAACAATATCTTGATCATTTTGCTTTGCAGATAAAATGGTATTTGCTGCATCAATAATTGCATTAGCAACACGTTGATCAATGGCTTGCTCCATTCCATCAACGATTTGATCTGATATATCTTGAACATTTCCACGACTTATAGCTTGCGCTTCAATAAATTTAGGCGCAGCAACACCAAGCGCATTAAGCATATTTTGAAGATCTGGTTTTGTATGATCAGCCATCATTTCTAGCAGACGATCATCATTGTACGCTTTACTAAAAATTGCGGCCTTGATTCTGTTTATCAGTGCTTGTGTTGGTTTTTTATCTTTCGTTGTGTACTGGGCAGCTTCTGTATCACCTAATTTACTTAAAAAACCTTGAATAAACTTTTGATTACTTACTGCTAATAAATCGCCATCTTCACTCGGGTTAAAAAGAGCCAGTAAATTCTCATCTAAACGTTTAGCATCAGCTTTAGCACGTTCAGTTGCTGTAAAAGACAACTTATCATCTTGGTTAGCATCTATGGCAAATTGAGCTCTATCAATCTCAGTTGTACGAATACGTATCAAGATTGGTTGAGCTATTGCTTGGACCTGCTCACTGCTAAAGCCAAAGTAATCAGCTTCATCAATCAACCATTGTTTATACTCATCTGCGGTACCGCGCTCATAGGCAAGCTTGATTGCCATTGTTCGGCCATTTCCTGATTCAACAACTAAATCATCACCAGTTATCGGTGCTCCCGTGTCTGCCCGACCTGAGCGGCCTAGGCTTTCTGGGTCTAAATCATTAGCAGTTTTCTGTACCCATGCTTGTGAGGATTCACGACTACGATCTCGTGGCTGCAATTCTTGCGGATAATTAGGGTTTTCCGCACCAGTTGCTGTATGAGATGCAATTACTTGATTAATATCAACTAAAGCGAATACAGTAGAAATCTTTTGTCCTTTGGCTGTTTTCACATTATTAGTTCTACCCTTCAATAGCCCAGTAAAGGGCTGTTTAGGTTTAAAGAAACTAATCATTTGATCAATTACAACTAATGGATTTTTAGCAATATCTTGAATAGAAATTAGATTTAAAGTTGTCATTAGATATTCTCCGCTTCCATTTTTTGCACTTGATTCAAGAGTTCTGTCACCGCTGGAATAAGAAGTGGATCATTTAAGTCTTTTTCTGCTTCATCTCGAATTTGCTCTAATAACTCAAGATTAACTTTAACCTGCCCTTCAATTACTGAACGGTAAAGTTGATTACCTTCATCATTTGTCGTACTAGGCTGAAGATCTTCAACTTCTGTCGGAGCATTTAGTTCTTTAGATTCATCATTATCTGAATTTTGGGCTGGCTCTTTATTACTGAGGCGATCCGCTAAATGTTCATCTGCCCATGCTCTTGAATATTCATAAAATGCTGTTAAATATTCTGGTGAACCTTCGGCCCCATTCCAGTTTTTTAAGAATTCACCACGGCGATCTGAAACCCAAGCCATAAAGTCTATGTTGTTAGTATCTTCAGGCTTTTCCAAAGTGTCTAACCATGCTTGCATCATTTTGTTTTCAGCTTTACCAGCTGCACGTGCTGCTAAAACTTCTTCATCTCTTTTTTGTTTAGCTTCATTTTCGGCATCAATAAGTTTTTTTGCTTCTAATTCTGCTTGCTGTTGAGCCAAAGCCTGGTCATCTAGTTCAGAAATCCATTCACGAGCCCAAACTACCGCATCAGAGTCCCCCTCTAGAGCCTTATTGATACGTTCAAAGAATGCTTGGTAACGTAAACCATCTTCACCTGCCCATTCAGGATCAGCATTTAAACGCTTTAAATCGGCTTTTAAACGTTCGGCTTCTTCATCAGAAATACTATCTGGTAACTCATTATCAAGACTATTCTCTTTAATGATTCCTTCATTTTCCTCAGATTGCTTGGTTAACAATGTATTTTGCAACTGATCCAATTCGTTTAATAAATTGGAAATTTCTGCACTTAAAGAATTTAATTGACTTTGTTTTTGCTCGAGGCGTAGTTCAGCATCTGCTAAAGCCTTGGCCTTTTCTGCTTTCTTAGATTGTAACCGCTTAAAACGATTACTATTTTGGTTAATTAACTTCATAATTCGACCAGCGAGAACTGGAATTGAAATTCCTTCTCCCTGATTAGGCTGGATTGCAGCAGTAATATCCCGATTGTTCATTAAAATCTTCCATGAAATTAATGAATCTGCTGGACTAATTTTTTTTGATAATCGATCTGGCTTATGAAAAAGGATTGTGAAGTTTTGGCCGTCATCAAAATCATAAGTAAGGGCAATTTGAAGGACTTTTTTATGCTTAAAGGGCTTACTTTCCGTAACGTTAACGATTTTGACGCCAGTTTTTGAAAACTGATCCATAGAGTGATGCAAAATTGCAGACAGCTGCTCTAAATGCTGGTAATCAACGATAATAGAGTCATAATGCGCTTCTTCGACGCCTAGACTAGATAAAAGCGTAGGTAACCCATCAAATTTACTTAATAATTGGCTGTGATCATCATTTCGTTGCATATCTAAAAACAACTTAGAAATATCACCCTCATGAGAAATTAAATTGATTCCATCCCATTCAGGTTTTTCAGCTGCGACAACATTTTGTAATTGTTCTAGTTGCCATCTTTGAATCGGTTTTGCACCCGTCAAATTAAATTGTTGTGAAGATAAATGGCGCTTAAGTCCAAATTGATTTGTTTCAATAACATCTGTAACACAAGCATCAAACATTCGGCCAAATTGCAGTATCGCTAAATCAGCTGCATGCTGGTCATCGATAGCGCCTAATACCGCAACAGAATCAAACGCATCTATCCCACCCTTTTTACCTTTTAAATTTACAACACGCCAGAAATCATTTTCAGTGTAATCTTCAGTGACTAAAGCATTAATTTGACGGTAATCACCCTTAATAAACCCAATTGAACAAGCACCACTATTCACCATGGAGTCAAAACCATGTACTAATCGGCTTTGATGTGGTGCGTGTGTTTGAATGAAAATTGATTTAACACTCACGGAGTTATCCTCATTTTAGTTTGAGGATATTTTCTCAATTAGGTGAATCTATAAAGGCAATGAGTTCCATAGCTTATTTTAAGTTGGGAAACATTTTTATGAAATTTAAAGTAACAATGGCATGTGCTTTATTAGAGGCATCAAGGGGCAAATTGCCTGCTTGAAGTGAAACTAGATGCTCAATTTCAAATTGGTTCTGATTTCTTGCAGCTTTATCAAAAGCATATATTTTTAATCTCATTAAGTATTCAATTGGTGGCGACTGAGTACCATCTTTATTAAACATTATTTCTTTTATAGCTTTAGCACTATTCGCAATAGCTGCTTCTTTAGTCTCAATAAATGAAATGCTCAACTCATTTGAAGCATTACCAGTTACATGGTTGAGTTGAAAATGCCCCACATGCACTGCATCGGTTTGGGCATCTAGTAGTGATACCTCTACATTATTGGCTAACCAAGCAACTTTGTTTGAAGGATCAAAAATTGGAATATTTGCTTGAGCAATTTTACTGTTTGCACGGTACGGGCGAATTTCAATTCCAAAATGGGCCGCTGAAAGTGTCCCTAATGCGTAAAGTTCCTGATAATGTGAAACAGCTCGATCAACAGTTAGCCCAGACCACAAGACAGGATTCTTAGCAAAACGTTCTTTAAACGGATTTAAAACGTTTCCAAAACTGTTATTTATAGTTTTATTCTGCGTTTCGTATTCAAAGAAAGCCATTATTCTTCATCCTCTGGAAATTTACGGCTCTTAGCAATACTTTCAGCTAATGTTAATGCTTCCTCATATTTCATACCTGTATCGCGCTCAAGAATGTACGCCATAATATCTACATCTAAATTTGATTCTTTCAATGATGCGATTACTTGTGTTTTAAGTAATGTTGTATTCATTCTTGATTGAGCATTGTTGATTTCTTCTGTAGCTGCTGCAGTTTGGTTTGAATAATATTCAACTTGCCAAGGGTAATCTTCAGGCTCAAATTGTTCGTTGTAAGCAAACCCCCAATCCAAATGAAGAATTTGATTAATCCCTTCGGAAGCTGCTGTTCGAATATCTTGTGACCTACGCATGATTTGTGCAGAAGTATGGAATGCTCCACCTTCTCCTATACCACCAGTTAACATATCAGCCCAACCGACCATGCTTGGATCTAGACCAATTCCACCCATCAGCAAACGGACATTAATCATGAACTGTTCAATATTAATAGGTGAGCTTCGTTGATTCTTGATATCACCCACTGGATTTAGAACTTGTTTTTCATCAAATACCGGAAGCATGTGAAAAGCAGTATTCCAAACTGCTTCTCCACCTGATAAAGCATCACGGACATAAGCCTCATGATTTTTAAGTAAACCTTCTAAACCACGGATATAAGCTTGACGTTGTGCTGGTGGCATTCCCGACATATTTACTGTCAAGAACATCTGATTTACGGTATCTGCAATTTGCTGGCTGTTCATAGATGCCAAAGCAAGGATTACATCATCATAAATGTCTTCAATTTCGTAAAGGAATGAGCCGCCCAAATGCGCAGGTAAGATAGGTAGCTCATCTGGATCATCCCCCTCTAACATTTTCGTGACTAGACCAGTTTCTACAAGCTCATATTGAGCAATATTGCTCATACGGGGCATTTTGAAACGTACCATTTGAATAGTATTCAGTTTGGTAATAGTTTTTTGCCAATTACGAGGATCTAAACAAAAAAAGGCGACAGTCTTACTGCCTTGTTCGAAAGGTTGTATTAATGGTGGATAAGTATACTCATTACATACGAGGTCAATTACACCTTGATCTTTTTTCCCGTAAATACGTGCATAAGAATCACCAAATGAAATTGCATCTCGGGCTAGCTTGCTTAAATACTTATTGATCAGCTTTTCCATCTTTACACGGCGCTCATCTAGTTGTTTTTTTAGTTTTTCAGCTGCTGGTCCATTCGCCTTTTTTAACCGTTCTGCGGGCGTAATAAAGACTTGTTGGCCGCTATAAGAATCTCCGCCTAAGGCTGCAGAAACATGAATCCCCATACCCTCTGCGATAGGTGCAAAGCGTAACATTCTCTCCCATTTAGTAAGAATTTCTTTTCGAGTACGCTTCTTATTGGCTTTGGTTTGGTTAGTCCCAAGTGAAAACGGAGCCATAGTTTCATATAGCTGCGCTGTTGCATCCTGATTAGACGTATCGAATTGCTGATCATATGAATTAACATTTTCACCGAGTAACAACGATAAGAACCGAGAAGACATAACTAAGCCAAAATACCTAAATAATTAAGTATTTTGATGACTAATAATTTTTAACTTTTAGATGGGTTCCAAAGTGAATTGGAACCAAACAGATTTAATAAATATCCAGCATGCAATTCTATCTGAACATATTTTCAATCTGTTTTAGAGGAAAAGCTCATGGCTGAAGTTAAAGTAAAAGTTTTTACTGATTTAGATATTGAATTGGCTCAAAAAACGAAAGACATTATTAATGCTCAACGTTATAACAATCGACCTGCATTTAAAACATTGAATTTAGGTTGGGATCTAGAAACAGGTGCTGTAGCAGTCCATTATGAACTTGTTGATGACACGCCTATGGTGGTAGACCAGCCAGCTTAGAATTAAAAAAAGCGCTCATTAGAGCGCTTTTTTGTATTAACCTTCTCATAAGTCAATCAAATCAAGCTCTTCAATAGAGGTTGCTTTATATATCTTATCTCGAGCTATTCTTCCTCGCTCGTGGATACTTTCAATATGGTTTGCCAAAGCTATGCGTAGTTCATTGAGCTGTTTAGTCGATAAAGATTCAAAAGTATTATCTTTTAATGTCCAAACAACGGGTACTCCTACCATAGCTGCAGTAACAATACGCATTTGAGAAATTGCATCTGAATCATAAATATGACCATCATATTCAAATCCAGAAAATTCAAATTCGTCTCTTTTAAGTTTTATCTCATTCCACTTTCTGTCTTGGTGCATTTCTAAAGAAATTGTATCAACCCATTTTTTTTTGAAGTAATTGAACTCAGAATGCAATGTAGTTTTTGGAGGAAGAGGAATAAAACATTTCTCCACAAAATCATAAAAATGAGTATTTTTACTAATACTCTCTTGATTAGGTCCTACTTTAATTAAAGTAGAACCGGTGGGCTTATTTATTTCTGCATATTCGATTTCACCAGCACATTTACCAAGAATTTTCCCTGACTGATCAATATACAAGAATGTGTCCATTGTTAACTCACTTTTTAAGAATTACTGCATAGACAGTAATAGCATCACAAAAATAATTCTTAATTAGAGTACTAGTTAATAAGGCAAAGTTAATCGCTACAGTTCCATCCGCTGTTCCGACAGGTAATGAAAAAATTTGGACACTACCAGTACTTGCACCATTAACACCAAAGGTATTTGAACCGACACGATATTCTGTCAAATTTAAGGGAGTTAAATATTGATGACCTGAAGCGGTAATACGAATTTTTGCGAGTACACTACCAAAATTATATCCACTGTAGTTAGAACTATTCACTGTAGTGTCACAATATGCGAATACAACCGTTGTATATCCCGTCTTTACTGGAACACTAATTGTCCCCAATTGAATATCAGGACATAAAGTCCTAGATGGGTTACCAGTGAATCCAGGATTATCTCCATGTGGTCCTTCTATACTTGAGTAAAAAGAATCACTCACGGCTCCATTTTTAATTTTAATAGAATCAAGTGAAAGGTCTCCAATTCGATCTACATTTAATTTTCCTACAGTAATTACATCCGCATTAAGATTTTTAATAAATACATCACTATTCATAACCACTTGATTATCTTTAATTATAAATGGCATATATTTAGTAGAAGAAGTACCTGTTGTGAAAAAAATTCTATCAGCTTGGAAACCTATAGAAGTTTGGACAGTTCCATTATTTTGTTCACTTACCATGGATAAACCAGAGAAAACACCGTTGTTATCCATTCCCATTACGTATTTACCTTTCATCCCGTTGATCAAATCAACTTGAGACTTAAGATTAATTGCATTTGGCCCATATACTGAAGTGAGAGTTTGAAGTGAACCAACGTAAGCTCCTACATCCGTGGTATATGTAGTTTTAAAACTCTCAAATTCAGCAATATTGTCTGCATCTTCAATATCGATGTAATCTAGATCTACTTCGCCTGCTTGAGCTGCATAATTGCCGATAAAAACAGGAGTAAAGAAAGCTGCTTTATTTGCAAATGTTCTGGGGTTTGTAAGCGTTCCAGCCCCACTACTTGCACCAGCAGATCTACCTTTGAAATAAGCAACACCCGTCACCCATGTACCCAAGGCAGGTGCAGCGCCACCCACCACATAATGACTTGAGCCGATATCTCCATTAATGTAATTAGCGTCTGTAATAAATGCAGTTTTTGCGGCATTAAAACAGGTGGCCCCCACATAAACGACACCAGCACCTGACACTCTTCTGTAGCGGTATTTAATCCGGTACATCTTATTATCATCAATTGGTAAGGTAGAAAACCAATTCAACCATACTTCATCGTTTCCTGAATTATCTCCCATTCGTAATGCATAACCACCACGACAAGTTTGATCTTCAATTAAACGCATTCCTATTCTTGAGCCGCTAGGCGTTCTGTTAATCCAATCTTTCTCAAAAGTTTGCAAAGCAGACGCCATAATGGTTTGGCTATTTGCTGAATAGAGGGCTGATAATCTTTCATTGGATGAAGCAACTGCCTCATTCAATTTTGAAGAAGTCACATAATCTCTTTGTATGTCAGCAACTGTTCTAGATGCTGCAGCAGCTGTGTCTTGAGCTTTTACAATTTCTGCAAAAATTGGTACTGGTACAAGTGACGAATTATATTGAATTGGTTCAATAGATTGTCCCAAAGCTGTGAAAGACTCAGTTTTAATAAGTGGTGTAATCGTTTTATAGTGTGATATATCATATCTCGCCCCACCCCGTAAAAAGACAGTTTCAATTGAAGAGTTAGGCATTTGTTTAATGTTTATTAAAGGTGATTGTGCAGTCCAGCTAAAAGAGAACTTATCAATAATTCTATTTTCTGCTTGAGTTCCCCAGCCGTTCGCTGTAACACTCCACTCACAGTTTAAACTAAAAGTGCGGGTATAATGTGTTGCCCAAGGAACATTATTATTACCTTGATTTCCTAAAGTACAGAAAACCTTAAAGTCATATCTTTGTTTAATAGCTGCTAACTGAAGAATAACCGGATAATAAATATCAGGATTTAATGCAGTTAAATCAACGTTAGTAACAATGTTCTCTTTTAGGCTCTCTGTACTTTGTTGCAAAGGAACAATATATTCAGCTTTAAGTTGAGTTGATGCTGCTGCAATAGCTCTTTCAATATTTGTATTAGTTAGGTCAGAATTAAGAATATATGCACTATTTGTTCTATCCAATTTAGAAGACATTTCAGTAAGTTTACTTGCCCATGTTTCCTTAAAATTAGTTAATGTCCCTAATGATTCTGTAGCTGTAGAAACGAAATCTTGTAAATTAGGATCTGCAGATGCATAGTCAGTTACGTCATAACATTCAATTTGAGCTAAAGTCCAGATTAGAGGGCTTTCAGGTGTTGGGGCTGGTCCACCCGCTACATGTACGAATCCAGAAGTATCGAATATTCCGGTGGCACCGGATTTAACCATACGAACATAAACTTCAAATCTCCCCGTCCCGTCAGTGCTACCAATGAATTTATCTACTGATCCATCGCCCATTAAATTTGCTGCAGGATATAACTTGTAGCCGATAGGTAATTTAATCAGGTATTTAATGATAAAAATAGCATTTGAACGTGTGAAAAACTGTTGATGAAAACCGCCGAAATTCGGGCTTGCTGAACCAGTTGTAACGATTCTAACCTCATGAGTTGAAGTGGTCGGATTGTCAGCACTTTTAACTTCACGAGTAACACTAACTGTACCATTCTGAAGATTGTTGTAAGTGCCGACGTTGTTCATTCCTTTCTTGAAATTTACATCACCGTAAAGCAACTTACCGTTAGTAATCATCATTGCAAGCTTAGTTGTATTTTCTAATGCTGAACCCAGATTGTCGGTGCTTGTTCGGAGCTGAGTAATATCATTATTACGAAGATTAATTAAATCTTTTGATGTTTGATCCGCTGCTGCTTTAGTAGTTTTTAATACCGTTGAAAGTCCACCTGGTACAGAAGCGTCATAATGCTGAATTTGTTGTGCAATAACACCTTTGTTAACATCAGCATTGATAAATGTATCTTCAACAAATTTCGCATTTTGTTTAAGAGTAGTTTTAAAGCCTCCTTTGAAATTAGGAGCAGAATTTCCTCGGCTAATGAAAATATTCGAAACTGAAAATGTGCCCGCTGAAGGAGCATTATCAAATCGTAAACCCAGAGGAACAAATTCAAAATTCGTAGCTTTTACATCACTTGGAAAAATCCCCGTTAATTCTAATTCTCCACTTGCTTGAACAGTAAATAATGGTAAACCAAGCCCATATACCGCGCCGTGAAATTGGATGGTACAAACTGCACCAATTAGACCTGCCGAAGCATTATATTTGATTCGTATAACTACAGGATCACCTTTAGCGATTGGTAGTTCTTTAATTTTATATTGTAGTTCCCAGACTGGAAAAGTTTGATTTGTGCCTGTTGAAACATTTAATGTTTTAGTTTCATCACCTAATAAAATCCAATTATCTTCTGCGTATTGAATAGTATCTAGTTTTGCTGAAAAGGATTTTATTTCTTCTGCAAATACTTCTTTAGCATCAGATCGAGTAATTTTTTGACTTAAAATTTGAGCATGATTTTCCAAAACTTTTTGCAAATTACCACTGTTATTAGCTAATCCTAATGGAATACCACTAACGACCTGAACAGCAACCATAATCTGTTTTGCGCCATTCAGACCAGAGTCAGGAGTTGCATGAAGTTCAATACCTCTTCCCGCTCCGATTCCCTTCTGCCCAATTAAAATATAAGCATCTCTGCCTGTAATCTGATCTAGAGTAAATTGATTTGCGCCTAATGAAAGTAATGCTGGTTTTACACTATTCAAATTCATTGCAATGTAATCATAGTTAGTGATAATCACAAAAGTATTTTGAGGTAATGACTGAATTGCATTACTCATTGCTACTGCATTAGCTGGGTCAGCATATGTATCGTATCTCGTAGAGGTTGCAATCGAGCCATCTGCTGCTAAAACATGCACAGAAAAGCCGCGGTTAGAAGCTACAGATATAGTCTCACCTTTTAAGTTCTTGATTCCAGTAAAATCATTATTCCAGCCTGAAGAATAAACTCTGTAATTAAAGACTTGTCCTAGATCTTGATTTAACTGCTTGTAATTAGAATCCAAGCTATTAATTGATTGGGTTATATTTTGTTGATTATCACTAATTGTAGAGTTTATTTCCTGAAACTTCCCATCAACTGTTAATTTATTCGTATCAACAGTTGATTTAAGAGTTGTATAATTTTCAGTTAGTACTTGGATCTTTTCTAAATTTTTCTGAACATCTGTTTTAGTGCCTGTAATTGCTAATGAATTAGCTTCTAAACCTTTCTCAATTTCACGAGGATTTTTTCTAAATCCTGTTGCTAACTCGCCTTTCTCTAATTGAACTTCACGAATTAAGAAATCAGGAGCATACCCTACTTGAGCACATAGGATAATATTAATATATTGTAAGTTGTTGATATTTGTATCAAAAGTATAAGTACATAATACTTCTTTATCTGTTGCAATATTCCATTCATTAACAACCTGGTTATTACCAGTACCATCATATCTATGGATGATTAAAAGCAAAGTTTTTTGTGCTGCAGTTAGAGCTTTGGCTTTAAGTGACAACGTATAGGTTTGATTAATTTCTAAACCATCAGCTATCGTAATTGACTCTATAAAACCTTTAAAATAAGTAGACGAATTCGTAGAGCGGAATCTCCCCCAGTTTGCGCCATAAGCATCCTTAAAAACTTCTAGAACATTACCTTCAACACCAGCATTCTGACGCCAGTTAGAGATTGAAAAAGGCGCATAGAAATCACCATTCTTGATTAAATTGTCTCCACCACTAGACGAAATTGTTGCTTTTAGAATTTTACTTTCTTCAGCAATAGCTTTATTTGTTTCTGCTTTTGTATAACGGGTGCTATCCAGTGTTGCTGAACTATCTGTCCATAAATTCCCGAACTTCTGCTTAAATTTTGCTTCCAAGGCATCTGTAGCTGTGGCAACAGCTTTATTGGTGTCAGCAGTAGTCGAATAATTTTGTAGTTGTGTAGCGCGAACAAGTGATGTGTCTACATCTTTGTCTGTTAAAACGCTATTTACCCGATAAGCTTGTAACTCCCACCAACCGCCACTGCCATTGTGTCCAAGTGCAAAACCTAACTTCATTTGTGGATGAGTATTAAAAGTTACAACCTGTTCGATATATACCCATTCTTCGTTTGCTGGAATTCTATTTAAAGCAATCACTGATGCAGTGATTGTAGCATTTGAAAAACTACCATCTGCTTTGCCATACATAGCCGTAATGCTGCAATCACCTGTAGAATCTGCACTTCGGCGAACCCAAAAGCTAACTTTATAAGAACGATTTGTCGGTAAAGCTTTGCGGCTATATATCCAACATCCTGCTTGATTCGATGAATCTTTTCTAAATACGGTATTGCCAACTTTTCCTGTAATTGTTGTTTTAAAGTGGATTTTCAAATCATAACTATAGTAATTAATCCAATCGTCAGGATTTTTTAAATTAAAATCTGGCAGTAAAGAGTCACTATCGTTAGCAGATTCAATAGATGCTTTAACATTTTTAATTTGAGCATTAAGCTGATTAGTTTGATTTGCTGTAGCTTCGTCTAACTTTGCTGTGGTTGCATAGTTCTGCAGTGCTTTTGCGGTGTTGTCGATATTTTTTTCAGCATTTGAAAGTCCAGTTTCAAGACTTGATGTTCTCTTTGTTAGTGCCTCCTTTTCAGTCACATATGTTTGTTTGAAATCATTAAAGTTTGCATTAACTTGGTCTACTGCAGCGTTGTAGTCATAAGCACTGGGGATCCACGATTCAGTAGTGATTAAGTCACCCCTGACAAGCACTGCCCAATAAACCGTTCCGACTGAACCTTGAGCAGCAGTAGGACTGTTAATCATGTAAAAATTTAAAGCACGTTTTTCAATAACTTGATTATTTTTAACAAAGGTTATTTTATTAATAACTTTGCCATTTGTATTAACAACGGATTGTAAGGCTTGCTGACCTCCCCCAGCATAAACTGCCAAATTAGAGTTTGTATCCGCACCATTTCTTTGATGTTCGGCACACCACATTAAAGTGTATTTTGCGCCTACCTCCCAATCCTCGCCTAGCTTATATGAAAGATGAGGATATGAAGTTCCGTTATATTTACCCGCAACATTTGACTGGATAAGCAAATTCGAACCAGCAGCTGCGGCTCTACTCAAACTTGCAGAGAGTGCTGTTGCTTGCTCTGTAACTGCTTTAATCTGTCCAGCTTGTTCTGTTACATCTGATTTCGTTGCTTCCAATGCTTCTGACGAAGCCTTTTTATTTACTTCATTATTAGTTAAATTTAGATCATTTCTAAGCTTAGAAATATCTAAACTTTGAGAAGACAATGTTTCGCCGTGCTTCTTAACTTCCGCTTGAGTGATCTTAATCGCTTCTGCATTAGCATTTAATGAGCTTTGCGTATCCCGAGGGCTTGGGCTCCATGCTGTAGGTTTATTGCCGGCTTCGATCTGTAATTTTTGAATTGTTGGAATTCGGCCTGAGCCATATGTACCGTAAAACTCAATTGTAGATTCAGTTGAACTGTCAGTGTTTAATTTAGGAAAAACCGTCACTGCAAATTTTTGAAATTCATTTGCTTTAGTTACTGTAACTGAAGTTGTGAAAAAGTGGGCAGAACCATTAGATGAGTAAACCTGAACCGAACCGGCAACAGGTACACTCACTTCAAATGAAATGGTAACCGGCTTATCTAAGTTTTCGTCATAAAAAACTTTTAACTCTTTGCTTCGTTCATACATTAAGTATTCACGACTTGTTGTAGCTGTCGATGTTCTAGGAGCTTCTGAATTAGCAACAGCATTAACACCACCGATTTTTAAATTATCTACAGCAGCTGTTATATCAGTCGATACACGGCCCATTGCACTTTCGAGATCACTCTTTGTAGCTGTTTTCAATAAAGCTTGAGCATTGCTCTGAATACCTGTTTCTGCATTCTGCATTCTTGTTTCAAGCTTACTGGTCCTTTCAGCTTCAGCTTCTGTTCTGTTAGTTGCTGTTTTGAATAAATCATTTGCTGTTGCAGTTGCATCATTAGCTGATGCTAATGAGTTGTTATCTTCAACAATAATGTAATTAAGCTGACAAATTCCTGTCTGGAAGTTGTAGTTTGCAATAAAGATTGGGGCATAAAATTCAGCTTGCGCGGGGAAGGTACGCGGATTATCAATTGTCCCTAAGCCAGTTGCTGCCCCAGTAGACTTACCCTTCATGTATAAAACTACTTCTTGCCACTCACCTAAATTAGGTTTAATGGCCGACAATAAGTAGTTAGAAGAACCCATATCTCCTGCAAGGGTGTTTGTAGTCGTTACGTATTTACTTTGGTCTGCATTTTTGCATGCAACACCAAGATAAATAGATCCATTTTCACCGGTTACACGGCGGAAACGTGCACGAACCCGATAAAGTGTATCTGGGTTAATCTTTACAAACTCATTCCAATGAACCCATGTTTCATCATTATCAGCATTATTCCCAAGCTCAAGAATATAACCACCTAGTGCATCAGAATCTTGAATTACTTTCGCTTCTGCAGTGGTACGCCAACGTGTCCAGTCATCAATACCTTTTGTCGTAACGACTGCACGTACCCCAGAAGTTACTTGTGTTTGAGATTTTAGACTTAATAAATTTTGAGAAAGGGCTTCGGTAGCTTTTACCGCCGTTGTTCCTGTTTGCTGCGCTTCTGCTGCATTATCAAAAGCCAGATTTGCAAGATCATCAGTAGTTTTAAGTGATGATGAAAGGCCATTTATGCTTGTATTTGTATTACTTTCTAAGGTCGAAACACTTTTTTGAACATCAGTAATTTGCCCTTGTACCTTTAAGTTTTCTTTAGAGATACTTGTATCAAGTTCACTAAATTTCGAAGCAGTAGACTGTTCCAACTCGGTAAGTGACTCAGTAACTTCTAAAATATTTGCATTAGATTTCCGATCAGCTTCTTCCAAAGCTGCTTTCGTTTGGTCGATACGTAAAGATAAGGCTTTATCACCATCAGAAACTGTTTGAGCAATTGTTGCTATATCCGACTCTGTTTTAGTTTTATTCGAATTAAAGTCAGTTTTTAGTTCTTCAAGTTTTTTTGCTTCTGAAACAACCTTCTCATCAACAAGTTTCACTGAAGATTCTACTTTTTCGATGTTTGCGGCATTACCTTCTATTTGTTCTTGTGAGTTTTTAAGAGTAGATTCAATTTGTGAGGTTTTCTCAGCAATAGATTGATTCAAATCACTTACAGTACGTTCGACTTTGTTAATAGCAGTTTTGTTGTCACCAATTTGTGATTGTGCGGTGCTAATTTGCTCAGTAAACGCTTTATCTTGAGCTGCTAGAGTTTTTATTTCTTCTGAAATTAGAGCGTTTGACTTACCGAATTCGTTTTGCATTTCAGCAAACTTAAGCTCAAAACTTTGAGTTAAAGCCTCTTTATCATTTGCACGTGCTTCAGCTTCAGCTAGAAAACCAGAATCAACTTTCTTATCAAGATCAATATACTGAGCTGCAATTTGATCTACTTTTTTAACTGCAGCTTCAGTTTGGGTTACAACCGGTTCAATTTTTTGATTAATGAGTGTATTAGTTTCTTCACCTAATGCTAATTTAGCGTCATCAATCATTTGACCAGCTTTAACTAAGTTTTGATCAATGTCTTGTTTTAAGGTGGCCTTAGTTTGATCAATAACATTTAGTGTGTCAGCTGCTTGTTTTTTACGGTCCAGAACTTCTTGATCCGCAATTTTTTTTGCGTTTTCTGCGACTAACCGAATTTCATTTGAATCACTTCTTACATCAGCAATGATTGAATCTGTTTCACTTTTAATAAAACCGATTTTATCATCGAGTTCTTTCTCAGCACGAATTGCACGTTGTTGAGCATCAGCAACCAATGCTTCATTAGCTTGAATAGACTGATCGATACGTTGATTGGCTTCATCCAATCGTAGATTAGCCTCATTATTATGTTGATCTACAATTAATTTAGTATTATTTATTTCTTGATCTATATAAGCACGAACTTCATCGACTTTATTTTGAGCGATCTGATTAACTTCTTTAACTTGTTCATGAATCTTTTGAACTTCCTCATCAAAATGTTTCATTCCTTCTTCAAGCAATTTAAAAGCATCAGAATCTTTAATATTTTCTATTAATTCTTCTACTTCCTTTATTTTTTCATCAATCTCTTGGCTTACTTGATCTTTAGTTTCATCAATTTTTTCGCCTTGTTCTTTTAACTCTTCCTTTAAACTTTCTAATTTATTAAGAGCATCTTTAAATGCACCCTCAATAGCTTTAGGGTCAATAGGCACACCTGCAACCGTAAGCGTTGTGCCAACTGCCATACTACCCGCTACAGCACTATTGCCCGCAACTGAAGTATTACCCACTACAGTGCTATTTCCCGTTAATGTGCTATTACCAGTTTGTTGAGTATTAGCTTGTACATTCATTAACGGCGTTTTGATCGAAACGGTTGTGCCAGAATCTACTTTTAAATTTTCTTTAGAGATAAATTCAATATTGTCTTGTCGAATACGGCGCACACCTACAATCGCGCCGTCTCCGTGACTGACATAACTATGGATTACTGGACGTTCTTCATTACCATTTTCAAAGAAGACATAGACGTCTTCCCCATCCACAATTTGAATTTCTGTATCTAAATCACTATCGCCGACTGGATAAGCAAAAGTTGCTGTAATTCCTTCACTCGCGCCATCAGTTAAACCATGAATGTGTACTTGTGCAGTACGACCTTTTGCGTTGTAACTTAAAATCTTTGCACGTTTTAAACCATTCATATATTTGACCTACAAATTAGCAATCCAGAACTTTGATGAAGTCCCCATTGATCCCCCGATTGCGCCTGTATCTATATGATGTGCAGCAGTTAAAACGACATACTTCTTACTATCTATTTCAAATATATCGCCTGCATTCCAGTTCAAATTTAGTGGTCTAATAATGGTCCCACGCATAATCAAAACTTTTTCCAAGTTTTTGACTTGTCGGGCATCTAAACCAGCTCTTTGCGTCACAGTGTGGCCTGGGGTTATTGAGTCATCACCAACAACCGTTGAACCGTTATTCTCAACTGTGACAAAAGATGATTTTTGCATCAGTTCCAAAGGTTTACTTGATATCCAAACGACACTGCTAGGATCTAGTTTTGTGATAGGTTCCTTTTTGAAGAAAGAATCAATTTTTTGAGCAGACACTTTATTATTTTGAAAGCAAATTACAGCTGCTTCTTGTTGCAGATAATGAGCCAAGCGCTGTGTAGGCATACTACCCTTTAAACAAACAAATTTAGGCAAAGGTAAATCACTGCCCAGACTGATCGTTGCACCACAAGCTCGAATTACTGAATTAAAAGAAGTTTCATTACTAATAATTGCTTGCTTTGAATATTCGATAAGTCTTTTACAACCAGCCAAAATACCAATACATGAGATGCCACCTACTCGCCGATCTTGTTTAATAGTCTGAGTTTTTAGAGGGGTAACTTTGATAAGTTCGAAAGGATGAGATATGTCATTTACAGTAAGTAGCTCCCCTTCTTTTAAAAGGGAGTCTAATTCAGTAGTAGATTGAACTGTGAACTCAATAGATGCGGGAATAGGTACGAGATCAGTTCTTAAAGTTGCACTAATCAGCTCAGACGCTGGAATAATTTTACCCGCAGATACAATGGTGATTTGCATTAACGGTTCCCCAAGTTAAAATTAAAACTCATTGGGGCCATACAAAACGCAAGTTTAGGCAAAGCGTCTTTCTTTTCATTATAGTTCTGTTGAGCTTCTGATACAGATAGCCCATAACTTTCGACTCCGAGCCCACGAGTAGCTTCAACCAATCTAGCTTGCAAAAGATCACAGTGAGCTTTTACTAAAGGTTGGATGATTACGTACTCATCACCGCTAAGTTCGATAGTTTCATTCAGTTCAATACTCGTGGTAGCTTTAGTTTGACAATCTAAAACAGCCCATCCGGCATAATATTTTGCCTCATCTAAAAATGCTTTCACGATATCATCAAGCAAAATTGAATAGCCCGATAATTGATATTCTTTATAGAGTTCTTCTGAAAGTTGCTGGATAGAACCAGCAACTACAGCATACCCTTCAGATTCAGGTAATAACTTCATAGCCATTACCCGAAAAGATTGCCTAATGTACGTGATGTCGCATTAATCGTTGAGTTGCGTACAGCTTGTTGAGCAGTATTGATTACCTGCTGAACGCGATTCACAAGTTCAGCTGTACCATCAATTTCTTTTTTACCCGGCTGAATACTGCCGTTGGTACCAATGTTTGCGAAGCTACCAAAGTAGTTATAGTCGATTGGGCAAGAAACTGTCATAACTTGAGATCGGCTATCTGAATCATACTCAGCTGACTCAAAGCGTATAGCACAGTTTTCAAGTGCATAAGAACGGGTAAAACTACCTAAACGGCCATCGTAATAATCACCATGGATGATTCCACCACTAGCTACGACATATTCAGCTAATAGTTGATCATGCCCTGCTTCAGTTACTAGGATTTGAAGGTTGCCTGTGTAATGGGTTTTCGGGGGACCAGCAACAATTCCAGTAAATCCACCCGCATATTGAACTTCTGCTGGATCTTCATTACTCACAATTGGCCGTGGGCAACTTTTAAATAAGAAGCGAAGGTCTTCCATGCCACGAGGAACAAACATCCCCTGACACGCTAATAATGGTGAACCAAGTTGCTGTAGAGCAATGTAATCTTGTTTAAGCTGATTTAGTAAAATCGGATTAGATTGTTGCATAATTTTGATGCTCAAAATGCAGATTTATGCAACAAGATTAAGGATGTTTTTGCTATTGGTTTTTAATCAGTTCCATTTTAGAAAACTGACTTTATATTAATAAAAAACCCGCAAAAGCGGGCTATATCACATCTGTTTATAGATAACATCTCGCCTATCTACATCAAGAACAAGAACTACGACTACATCATCCTTGACTTGATATAAAAGGCGGTATCCTGCTGATTTCAGTTTAATCTTATATAGATCAACTGATCCTCTCAGCTTATTCTTCGGTATCTTAGGGTTATCTAGGATTGCTTCCAGCTTACGAATAAACTGCTCAGCGATTTGTGGGTTAAGTTTGTCAAACTTTTTAAGAGCTGTTTTTGAGAACTCTAGCTCGTAACTCATTAATAGATACCTTCACAGTTTCGTCAGTATCAACTTGCTCGGCTAGTTTAATTAGTTCCTGATCTTCAATTAGATCCATCATGCGTTCATACATTGCTGCCGGAACACAGTAGAATTCTGGATTATTTCTATTCAGAATAGCTACTGCTTCGCCAAAAGCATTTTGTACAACTGCTGTAGGATTCTTTTTTAATTCAGAAACACTAGCCACAAATCGACTATGGATTATGTGGTTCATGACGTTTCTCATTTGATGTGTCCTACATCAATTTGTAGCCAATTGATTAGAACCGTCCTCAGAAAGTTAAGTTTGCTACAGGGTTAACTCAATATAAACAATTTGAAGATCTGTTTCAAGACCTGTTTAACAACCACTTAATAGGTCTTAATAAAAAAGCCACCCTAAAAGGTAGCTTTTTAAATCAGCTTTTTATCCAATATTTGGTGGTACTCGCAGAACCTGTACTGAAGGTACACCCCGATACACACCCATGAAGCATATCGTTGATGGCATTGGCTTAGATTGGGCTTCTCAGTTTGTTAAGTTAAAACAAATAGTTAATCAAGTTGTTATGATTTTCATAATAACTGATTTTCTTGTAATGTGCCTAAAATAGAAAGGATCTGATTCAGTACTGGGCAACTTTGTTCTAGCTGTATTTACTGCCGGTGCATAAGCTAAAGCTTTGGACATAATAATGACCCTATTCATTGAATAAAGCCATTATTTACAATGAGGAAAGCTTAGAAGTTAGTTAGTTCCAACTCCACAAGAAAAATATTTTAGTTTTCGATATCTTTATCATCACATTCAAGCCAAAAGACATCTTCAAACTTCTCGCATACACCAGCTTTTTTTAGTTCGGTGTAAATGAGTAAGGCACGATAAACACTGATGTGTTTTCCTGCTTCTGCATCTTTTATATACCTATTAAGCACATGATTATTTGATATAAATCCGCATTGTTTAGCTAATTGATAAACTGTCATACCAGCTTGCTCTCGCAAAGTTGCGACATTGTTTTTTTCAACCATCACGATATACCAAAAAATATTTAGTTCAGTGTATCACAAGAACAATTGCTATTAAATATAATTTTATTAATACTCGTAATTGCTATTATATTTAATAGTTGTTATATTTAACTCATCAGGACAGGATATGGTCTTGATAAAAAGAACCCCTTGTACCGATCAAAGTAAACAAGGGGTTATATCCAATCTCTAAGAGGAAATTAGACATGACTACTTTAACTCAAATCACCGTACCTTTCCACAATGCTGAGTTGTACTTGGTGGAACATGATGGTCAGCCATATACACCCATGAAGCCTATTGTTGAGGGTATGGGGTTAGCTTGGCAGTCTCAATTAGCAAAACTGAATGCCAATCCTCAACGATGGGGTATAACGAAAATCGTTATACCTACTCTTGGCGACTTACAGGAAATGGTTTGTCTACCACTAAGAAAACTTCTTGCTTGGCTCACCACCATCAGTCCTAACAAAGTAAAACCTGAACTTCGTGACACTGTCATCATGTACCAAAACGAATGTGATGATGTCTTATGGAATTACTGGACAAAAGGCCAAGTAATCAATCATAGAAAAGCTATCTCACCTGAACAACAGCATGCTTTACATGCAATCGTCGATCGTCGTGCAGGAAAAGATCGAAGTTTAAGAGCCTCTATGTGGATACGTCATAATCGCCACTTTGGAATTGCTAAATATAGCCAATTGCTTTCAATCCATTTTGATGATGCGAAGCAGTATCTTGAGACAATACCACTTCATGAGCTAGGCCCAACCGAAACAGATACACTTAAACGTTTAGAAAAATTTGTAGATAATCTCGCTGCACGGTATCCAGCATTAGAAAATCCGCTAGCTTATGAAATAGCACAGCATGTAGGTGAGAAGCTAAAGTATCAATCTCCCAAAGGTCCGAAAAACTTCTGGATTTCGATTCAGGAAAACGGCGCTCTTTCAGTACAGCAATATTCTCTACACCACACGCCCATTAATGTCGTGCAACTACGCGAAAAGTTTAATGGGCTATGGGAGTTTCTTCATAAGGATGAAGTACTTGAGCTTGGCAAAGTATTAAAACGCTTTCCTTTTGAACCTGTGAACTGAAAGGGCATATCATTAAATTAAGACGTTCCTACTGGAACTCCCCTTATATTAAAGCCAGCTATACAGCTGGCTTTCTTTTTAGAACTTATCCAATATTTGGTGGTACTCGCAGAACCTGTAATGAAGGTACACCCCGATCTAGCGCATCTTGGACACAACGATAATCAGGATTATTTGGTTCATAACCAAGTTCACCACGGATATTACCCTTATGTATTGTCATCGGTGCATCAAAACGCCCACGCATAAAACGACCAATAATAATTGTGTCAGTTAATGATTGATTGGTCTTTATTTCTGTTTTATCAGTTTTTTTCTGATATTGAATACCAGGCGCTTCACCTATGATTTGAGTTGTATTCATGAGTATTTCCTTAATTAAATGGATTATAGGTAAAGCCAAAAATGACCTTACCTATGAGTAATTAGTAAATACCTAAGCGTTTACCTTTTTTGAATGAACGTAAACGCTTGTTGATTGCATTTGCAGTAAAAGCATGAAGTCGAGCTTTTTTCATACCAGCTTTTTGTGCTGCAGTTAAACGGACCTTTTGACCAGGTAATCGTTTATTCACAACGGTTTTGACACCTTGACGAATAGCCAGCACACCACGGTAGTGAATTTTTCGCCCATTTACTTTCCGTTGGCTAAATGCTCCATTTCGAGCTTTAATTTTTTTAGCCATTGAATCGAAACCTTCTTCAGTTTCATCTGCTTCACCGAAAATAAACTCACGAACCAGTTCTTCAAGTTCAGGGCCTTCGTCTGGCATATTAGCAAGAACTGTATTGGCTGCTGCTTCTAACGCCGCATCAGCAACTTCTGTATCATCACTAAAGATCTCTTCAATATCAGTAGCGTCAACGCCAAATGTTAAGAAAGCATCGGAAAGAGACGCCATCAAAGCGTTTTCATAGATACCGTCTTCATCATCTGCACCATCTAATGCATCGACAATTAATGCGTCTAAATGATCAACGCCCAGTTCACCTTCTTCAAGCTTACCTTCACTGATTGTATCTACCGTATCAGATAGAATGTTCAGAGCAATTTGTCGTACTTGTTCAATCACAGATTGCTGTTCTCGATCAGTACTTGAAACCTTACTTACAACGGTAGAAATATTCTCCGCTGCTGAATCAAAAGCACGTAAAGCTAAAGGTTTTTCTGTAGTTGGGCCAAATGGATTCATCTTGATAGATCCTTAAAATTATTTAACTAAAACGTCGTCATCAAAAATTGCGGCACGAGTTGTACCAACAACTCCATGGGCTAAATAGAGTCGTACACGCTCATATGGATAGTCTTTGTCAGGTATTAAACTGAACTCAAAAGGTTTACCACCTAGATCTTCAGCCGGTTGTAACCAACCGGTTGTTTCACTAGAAGCACCCTCTAAAAACTCTTGAATTTCATCACCAGCTTTTTTGATATAGTCCGGTGTAGCTTGGAACATGTAAGTTCTAAGGATTTCGATACATTTATTCGTAACTCGTGCCGCAATCTCAGCTGCAGGAACTAAACGCAATGCACTATTTTTACTTTGATACTGGGTTAATACATCACTTAAAACGAATAATGTAGTTTCAAACTTAACTGGGCGAACTACATTTACTTTAGCCTTTGCCAACATTTCTTGAGTCTGTTCATCTTCAAGATCAATATTCGGCATCTGGCTTAAGTTTTTTGCTGTAAATGGATAATCTTTCCAAGCTACTGCATTTTTTAACGGCGCAAAGCCTTGTTTATTTAACTTTGCGTTACGTAATAATTTATCGCCGATGTAATGGCCCAAATAATAAGCTGGGACCTTACGCCCTCTTAGTGTGACAGCACCAGATGGACGGCATAGGTTCGGACTCCAAATGAATTGAACAAACTGTGATTGTGCATCTACACTTGTCGCAAATTGAGCTGCTTGCTCAGCTGTAAAAGTTGGGTTGATTTCAGCATCCAAAGGAATACGTAACTTTGTAGCTGCACGTTGTGCCGCAACATAAATTGGTAAATCATGAGGATTTGGTAAAGTCAGATATGCTGGTGTACTTAATTGACTCGTCAGAATCTTATATAGTTCATCTGGATTAAATGATGGTAACGATTCATCTTCCAATGCCAATGTTTTTGAAGCACGACCTAAGCTATTTGATTCGTTATAAGCATTTGATTTGAGTATTGCTTGTAACGCATCAATACCTAACGATAAATCAAAACGCTCAAAATATTCTTTCGCATCAGCTACAGCGACAATAGAAGCAGAATTTTCAATGTCTCCATCTACTAATCCCTGAACAGTAACAATTTGATCACCTGTTACCGCATCACGGATTTCCAAACGCATAGAAATATCTGCAGGACCGCGTGGGCTAGTTACTTTCGCAAAAAAGGCCACATTGATTTCTGTATTTGCAAGATAACTGTGAGTATCAAATTCCAGTTTTAGTGATGGGCTGGCCCCTGCTACAAGGGATAGCTCACCTGTACTTGATAGAGCAAGTATATTCATTACATTACACGCCCAAGGCTATTTGTTTTAAGTATTTTGAGCCGTTGGCTTTTTTGATTTTCTGGCTAGTTCCAATGTAAAAAAAACCACTCGAAAGTGGTTTTTCATTTCCTAAATTTTATAATCCGCTAGCAGGTTCTGTAGGCTCTTCTGCCTCAGTAGGTACAATTTGAAGTACATTACCTTTCAAGCCATTAATTTGATCTAGGTTATCTAGCAATTGTTTATGAGCTTCGTCACCGATCAAAGTGAATGTGACCTTTTGACCAGCTTGTACCAAAACTTGCGTAAATGGTTCGGTAATGTCACTTAAACCGTTATTTTGAAGTGTAATACTTCGTTCAGTAGGATGATCACCAACAGCATCCATAATTGGGTTCGTGCCATCAATAATGAAAATAGTCATCTTGTTACTCAACAGTTAGATTCTTACCAAGCCCCTTCAACTGACGTAAGTTTTCCAGTACTTGATGTTTAAATGTTTGGTTATGACACGTAATACTTGCTGTTTTACCTGCCTCAATAGCAACACGTGATAACGGTTCTAAAACTGTTGAAAATCCGTTATTAGTAACTTTAATAACTAGCGGATCCACGCTACTCCCACCTGATACTGTTAACAAATCCGTAATGGGAGTATTAACTTTAGAAGTATCAGTTTCTTTAAGGACATGATCCGATTCCGTCCCCACATCATCACCAGACTTACCACCATTTGAATCTAGATCATTTGAAGGTTTGACAGAATCATTCGATGTTTCAGTTGGATTTCCATTTTCTTGAGTATTGGACTCTTCATTATCTGAATCGCCATTTTTCAAATCAGTAGGTTTATTACCTTCATCTTGAGATGCGCCGTCTTCAGGACCTTGGCTATTTAACAAATCACCTTGGTCTGAAGCTTTTTCATCACCAGCTTGGGTATTCTGTGTTTCTGTAGTTTTATTGGTTTTATTACGTGTGTTTTTTTGTTTAGTAGTCGCTTGTTCGTCAGTTGAAGCTAAAGTTTCGTCAGTGTTTTGTGTTGCAGCAGCCATGAGATTTTCCTTTCAATAAATAGGGTAAAAAGGCGCATCGAAATGCGCCCTTATCTGTTTTACTTACGAATTTTTGAGAGATGGCATATTGATACAGTGGATGACATAGCTTTGATCAGCATAACGTTCTAACGGGTTCATTTCGGCTGCTTGAGCACCGATTAAAGTAAGTACTGATTCACGCGCATCTGGTCGAGTTTCAATAACTGAAAGAGGCGTTTGAATAAAGCCAACGAACGGCGCACGAATTGGCTCATTACCACGACCAACTAAAAGCATATCAAACGCTGTATCTGCTTCAGCTACAAGCTCTTGTGCTGTCGGTGCGTGGTAAACGTTTGTACCATCTGCAAGAGTACCAATACGGACAATTTGACCATAACCAGCAGTGTATCCGGTTTTAACTGGCATCTTGTCGCTTGACAGTTGATTAAAGAATACTGACCCAGTATCGCCAACATATAAGTCAAATGCTACGGTAGAGCCACCAGTACGTTGGTTAATATCCAATTTGGCAGCTGCAATAAATTTATTTACTTCCGCAAACAAGTCACCTGAAGTATTAAATGCAGCTGCTAATTTTCCAGTCACACCACGAGAAGCATCAAAAGTAACTTCACGAGCGGAGTATTCAGCTAAATCTTTTGCTTCACCTAATAAACGTACAGTTTGTTCTAAGAAGATTTTACCTTGAACAATTGCTAAAGCCTGACCCAGAAAACCAAGCTTAAGTTCGTTAGTTAACTGAGATTGTAATAGTGTTGAAGCTGTTACCCGTGCCATGATAGGTGACGCAATCAATGTTTCATATTCAGGTTCGAAATCAACACCAACTGGGGTTAATAGATAGTTATCATTACCATCACGCGCATCAAAATCCGCCACAAGATGAACTTCAATTTTCGCACCAGCTGGTAATGCTTCATTTAATGTCACGCTAATTTTGCTAGCTGAAATGTCAATTTCGCTACCAACTACACGATATTCAACGCCGTTTACTACTACGTCTTTCTCAGCAATAGCAGAAATCTTGCCTGAAAATTTTGATTTACTGCGATTTCGAGTATGCGCAACTTCTTTACCATTGATCTTAATAGATACATTACCCGCAATAAATGGCAATAAACTCGCTTTGGCGTCAGGTGTTTTAGCCTTGAAGTCTTCATAACCAGTTCGTGCAGTCACAGTATAAGTTGCACCTGCGCCACCATTAGACAATGCAAAACGGAATCGTCCTTCAACATAAGGCTTAGAAGCATTTGCACCATCTAAGTATTCTGATTTCTTCATTGCACCAAAATCACGGTTGGTGATAAAGCGAATAGATACAATCGGTACTTCATTTGAGCCATTTGAGTTGGGAATCATAGCAACGATAGGTGTTGCATAAGCGATAACGTTGGCGATAGTAGCAACTGTAATTGCTGGAACGATGCTTACAGATTCATGATGCTGGTGATTTACATCATCAAAACCAGATTCATTAATACTATCGTAATAGCTAAGGGTCTCGGCAGGCAAAGCAGCTGCTTGTTTCGCACCACTTAAACCAGCAGTTAATGCAGCTGCAATGATTGAAGGATGTGGTAATTCACCTCCATGACGTGATTGATATTGTGATACCCCAAACATCACAGCTTTATCAACTTCTGGCGCATATTCGATACCAATTGAATCAAAAATTGCTTTTAATACTTCTGGGTACTCATCTGCCGCTGTTTGAGCACTGTCAAACCCATTTTCAAGCTCTTCAGGACTTTTGAAATAGTAATTTCGGCACTGAACAGTAGCTAGTTGTTGAGCATCATACTTTTTACGAATTTCTTCTGTTAACACAGTCATTTTAAACCAGCCTTTGGCTTTCTATGTAAGATGCAGAAAGTCTGACATGGCGTATTTTTACTAAAACTGGTCGGTTCCAAACATAAAAAAGTCCCCAAAATTGAGGACAAAGAAAATGTAGCTAAAGGACCATCTCAGCCCTTTATTTATATAGCTATCCGCTTACACCACTTGAAACATAAATCTCCACATTATCACCTGCTTTCACTTTATAACGGAGCTTATCCCAGCAATGCTGTCTAAACGGTTCAGTATCGGGCGCAGCAGCTGTTAATGTAAGAATAGACACCCAGTGAGAATCGTTTTGCGGATCTGCATATGGAATATTGCTTCCGAAAAACTCTACTTCTGCCCCGTTCCCGATTACCTGGTAATTGAATATTGCAGAAGTACATTGTTCAGCCATTTCAATGTCGCCTGTCTTTTTACCTTTTTCATTGAAAATTAAATAGCTCATTTAGTTTCTCCATCACCTATAGGTGAAATAAACAAATCATCTCTACGGTTTAAAACATACTTACTGCCAAAATCTGCCATGAGGCTAAAACCAGTAATATTTACAATCTCAAACCACAACATTAGGTTTTCATAAATCATTAAACCTAAAAGATCACCTTCTTTAAGAATCAAGTCAGGGATGTTGATTATCCTTTCCAAAACATCATCCAATTCTTCATTGAATGTCTCTACTTGAGCGGTTAGCACCAAGTCAGATGGGTTATTCATTGAGAAGTTCTTTTGAATATAACCACCATTAAATTTATCGAAATGAACATAAGCAGCGCCCTTATATTCATACTTGTAGTTGGGTTCGTCTTGAATCGATAAAGTGTTCGCTTCAAAAGAAAGAGGATCTAAAGGTTTTGAATCTTCAGCCGGATTATTGAAAACTACTTCTTTTCGCCAAATTTGCGCGGGAATACTTGCTAGAGCATTCATCACAACACGTCTAGCTGCTAAACGGCGTCCATTTGCAACTTGATTTACTGATCTATTTAGCATTTCGACTTAAACCCTTCATAAAGACATTTAACATGTCATTGTCGATTGCGCCTGATTTATGTAAGGCTTGAATTCTTTCAATTTGACTTGCTCTAACAGTTTCCACTTCAAAACGTTTGAGGGTTTTTAATTCGCGTTCTAAGAGCTTTTTGGCAACTTTATCAGCTCTACGCATCATTTCTTTTTCTGCTTTTTGGATATTGGCTTTGATTGGCTTAACAGAACCATTCATCAAATCCATTACTTGCTCGTTAATTGAATTCTGTATTTGCTTATCTGTTTGCTTATACCGTGCACCTACTTGTTTCTTACGGTCTTTCTCTACTTCCTTTTTAAGGTAGGCAATCCCTGCTGGTGAACTAATCCACTTAACAACGCGCAATACATGCTTACAAGCCACACCGGATAAATGCGGGTTACGTATTTTCGGAAAGCCGCCCTCATCACGTCCCAAATTGTAGCCGCCAATAGTTGCCATATAGCGGTACCAGAACGTATGACGTTCGCAGTCACACTGAAATTTGATTTTGCCTTTAGCTAGGCGGTTTTTAACAGTGGTTAATGCCTGCTTGTCGATATCAAATACGACAGATTTAAAATTTGAAAACTCAATCTCAACGTGATGATTTAAGACTTTACTATTTGGACCGGCATTAGTAAGTAAGTGCACTAATCCAGCTTTTCTGCTGACTGGTACCGCCAAATATATTTGCTCATTTGCACGGTCAATATCATCTTGTCGGCTTAAATTAATGATGTTTTGAGGGGTAATGCCCTTACTATACTGATCTTTTAATAACTGAATGTTTTCTTGAAATGCCAAAATATCATCACGGGTAATACGCCGTGGTACTTCTCCATTTCGCTGACCTAATGTTGTAAAAAGTACCCTTTCGACATCATATTTTTCCCCTTGGGCAATATCTTGTGGTCGCAAGAACATAGGTTTAGGGATCTTTCGTCCCCAATCATCATATTCAATTTCTTTTTCTGCAAATGCCCGCTGTTCTCTATCTGCACGCTGGCGGCTCTGTTGATCTCTACGAACTCCACCATTTTGCAAAGACTGGTTTAATTGCAGCTGGGCACGGCGTAAATCATCTGGCTTGAATGCTGACATTTTAATTATCCTGCAAGTATTCTTTTTGAAGTCTTAAAAGATCAACAAGCCTTGGAAAAGCCACCTTATTAAGAGGTAACTTTTCCCAAACGCCGTTCACACCACACGCCACAAGTACTGCATCAATATGGTTTCTTGAACCATATAATTTCAAACTCAACAGTGATGGATCTTGAGATTCATCGTCTTTGATTTCCCAAACAATCAGATTCTGAATATTATTTTGTTGAAGATTCCGGTGAATTAAGTCTCTAATAGCATTTCGATAATCATTTCTCATACTGTTTTACCTATTTAAGCTTTAACAGTACTTACACGAGCAAAGCCACCAGTACCTGCTTTACCAGTGTTACCATTACTTTCGGTTGCAACACCAGGTTCACCAACAACTAAAGTCATATACTGAGTTTTTTCGGTTGAATTCACATATCGGCAAATGAGTAAACCACCACTTGCACCACCACCACCAAGTGCCCAGCCATCATCACCTACACCATTAGCACCATCACCACCAGCACCCCAGTTTGATACTGGACTTACTGATGCGCCGCCTTTGTGGTTTGTTTGGTTTGCAGCTGTACCAGCGTTACCAAGCTTGCGTGAAATTTCGGTTATGTTTGATGTCACAGTGATTACACCTGCTAAACCACCAGCACCATTTGAGAAAGCACTACCATTCGACCACTGACCACTGGTACCGCCTTTACCGCCGCCAACAACCGCCAAATCAAGTTCATTTAAACGTAAGCGTGTATCTGTTCCACTGGTCCCATGTGCCAATGCTCCTAACTCCCAGACACTGCCACCACCAGCACCACCAGCACCAACCAAAATGAATTCTTTTTGTTCTTTCGGTTGAATTGGAATGATATAAACACCTGGGACTGTGTAATCGCCGTTTCCATCGTTTAGTGTTTCTGCAGCTACCTGAACAACGGACCAATTCACAGTACCTGAATACCCTATCCGGTTTTGACCTGAGCGGTCCCAAACTTCATATGAAAAACCCTTTTCAGCACGGGTAAGCTTCCATGCTTCATGTGGGCTTTCTGGTGTTAAATAGATTGCATACTTTGAATCACGTAAATCAGTAACTTTGCCACCTAGTTCAACTGTGGCTGAGCTACCAATATTTACACCTGCTCCAATTAATTTTGGATATTGAGCATCTAAGTTTTTCTTGAAATCGATTAACTGCTGTAACAAATTTTTGGAACTAAGATCTAGATCATCAATCTGTTGTTGTAAATCATCGTCTTTGGCTTTTACATCTTTTTCAAATGCATATTGGGGGTGCGGATCCTCATGCTGATTATGTTCAGTCATGAGCTTACGAATTAACGCGCCGTATTGTGGGTGTGGGTCTTCATCTGCACTATGCTGATTCATCAACATCACAGCAATTGGTGTGTTTGGATCAATCTTGATAGTTACGTTTTTTAAATTAACGTCAGTTAAAACAAATCCAAATGTAACAATGGCTACTACGTTTGCATGTAAAGACATGATTGATTGAGCAGCTGTAGTCGAGGCCACCGCAAGTAAAGTGCCATCTGATAGGTAAATACCCATCTCAAACACTTCCATTGTTAAAGTGGGCTCAATACTCATTACAAAACGCAAAGTACCCGTTTCTGTATCTACACCACCGCCGTTAAGAGAAAATCTAGCTAATTCATTTTTAAGAGAAGTTAGGTTTTTCGCTTCTACTGATGCATCAAATTTGCCGGTACCAACAGCAAGATGGGTAAGTTCCCCACCAAAGCTAGCAACATCACCCACTTTATTTAATGCATTCCGACCTGCGTCAGTTAAAAAGAAGTTAATAGCCATAACCCACCCATATGATTTATTGATCTATGGTAGTTATGAAGAATATGTATTTAAGTGGGCAGTTCCATATAACTAATCATTTTCTTTTTCAGCTGCTTCTCTTAAAGCACTGAATCTTGACTTACGTTCAGCTTGTTCACGCCCTTCCGGTGTATCGTCAGTGACATTTACAGTTTCGTAAGCTTCAGTGTAGTGAACGTTTTCCAAGAATAAGAAAGCAAAAGCATCACCGATATCCGGTGATTTAATTCCCATCCGTTTCATTTCATCTTTACTCAAGATTTTATAACGAGCAAAGTCATCAAAACGGTATGGAACGTGGATTAATTGATCTTTAATTTTCACATTGTGTTTCTTCGTTTTTATTTTAAAACGGCCACTTGCGATTGCTCGAGCTAAGCCCACATAAGCTAATGACCGTTTATTTGTAAACTCTTTTCTATTGTCATTACTAAAACATTGTGAGCCCCAATAAACAGGAACGTAGAAAATACCTTGCTTTTTAAGGTATTGGCCTAAACCTTTACCCGCCCCGTTATCATCTACAACCAAGTTAGCATTTGGGTACTGTAAAAGTAGCTCATTAATCTTTGCAAATAGTTCTAAGATATCATCTCTGTTTTTGCATAATGGAATATCTACAACTTCTACACGGCGTGCGCGCTCTCCCCATTGCGCTTCACCCCAAACTTTAGAAACAACAATTACTGAATCGTCACGGCCAACACCACCACCAACATCAACAGTAATGACATAACCGAATTGATGGTCATCAAAAATACTCGCGCCAACATACATTTCTTCGGTTTGACGCTTCGTGATTAAGAACTCATCTGATAAGTCTGGGAATTCACCTAGTACACGAATCTTATACTGAGCATCTTCCCTGCTGCCGTATTTTTGCCGTTGTTCCTGTAAGGATTGTTCACTAACTAGTGGTGACTCTTCCCCGTTAAATGTGAGTGCAATCCAAACACCACCAGCTCGATGACTTAACTTGTGATGAGTCTCATAGAACATACCCGCGTTACGGGTAGGCTGTGAGGTCATTACTGCACGGTTGTCTTCATGCGTTAAGGCACCAAAAGCTACATCAAGTACAGCATCATCTACACCACTGGCCTCATCGACCCAGACCATGTAGTTATCGCCGTGGTTACCAGCTAAGTTTGTAGGTTGATGTTTTGGTGCTGTCTTCGCAAAGACATACCATTTTTCTTTATAGCCTTTGATGTATACGAGTTCAGACTGGTACCCAACATAATCAGCAAGCCAAGCCAAAGGCCCTTGCTTCAATCGTGCTAGATTGATACTGATTTCTTTCCAGACTTGTTTCTTTAACTGCCCAATCTGCGGAGCAGTAAACATCATGATGGATTCATCAAAAAACAAGAGATGCCATAAGGCAACAATACCGGCACTGGCCGTTTTACCAGTGTTATGAAGTACTAAGTCATCTTCACCCAAGAAAAATGGATCTGGATCGAGTACAAAACCGTAATATTTACCTTCACCTAGCTCAGTAACCGATGTAATTTTTAAAGGCTTATGTTCCCCATCTATAAGCCTATAAGATGCAAACTGTTCCCTACTTTCAGGTTTAAGGTTCATATATTGAGAAACAAGCAATTCAATCTTGTCGCCCTTTGACCACCCGTTACCATCGTATAAAGAAATTAAGCAAAGAATATGTGATTTATTGAATGTATGAGCTTTACCATTCTCATATTCAAACCGGAACATTTCCTGATAACCGGTTACTGTTTTAATTACATCTAGTTCTGTCTTACCATCTGCAGCAAGAATTTTATGATTTAGATTAATACGCTCAACTGGGATAAATTCCCCATTGGCTAATTTGATTAAAGTCCCTTTACCAAAGCAACCATGCCCCGATGCTACTGAAGTACGGCTACCATCAAATGCAATAGATTCAAAAAGTAATTCTTGTTGCCATGTGGGTTCGACACCTAATGCTTCTACGGCGAAAGCATAGATGTCGTATCGATAACGCTCACAAAGTTCCCACCATTCGGGAATTTCTTTTAATGGTGCCAAAGCCATACCGTAAAAACACCATTACTTAAAAGATTGAAAAAGGAAGCATTGTTGGATCTACAGCATCTTCTTCAAACTGATTCCCTTCAGTAATTGAAAAGCCTTTGGCAATTTTCGTACTAGCCCAAACAGCTAATAGAATTGCAATGTGTCCATTGTTTAAGCTGCTGCTATCAAATTCTTGCTGAAGGCCGTTTTTATCGACCTTACGGATTTCAAGTACGTTTTTAGGGTTGTACTGGTTTAGCTTCGGCTCAATTTCAATTAACTTTGCTCTGAAACGAGCTTGGTAAATTGAAATCACTTCTTCTAAGTGCTCTTTAGCATTGAAACTTAATTGCCAATTCTGTACTTGATCCGGTGAGTCAGTTACTACAACTGTTTGATCTCTTAAATCGCTTGGTACGGGCAAATTTGAATAAACAGCTGTTTTTTGAATAACAAGCTCACCTGTATCAGCAAATGCCGCTCCAATAAGTCGAATTGGTTGATCCGAAAACCCAGCAACACGGCTGTCTATACGAATAATTCCAGACATTACATTTATCCTTAGCGCCGTTTGCGTTCTAACTTGGTTTGGCATTCAATGCAGAATTTCACGCCACCTAAAGCACGGCGGCGCTCTGGTATTTCTTCACCACATTCAACACATTCTTTTTCAGATTCGCCTTCAAAACGGCATCGGTTTGCAATTTCTTGCTGCAATAAATAATCAGCACTTTCTTGTGCCTTATCGATTAAGTCAGTCATCTATACGCTCAACTGTAATTTCACCTGTTTCTCTATCACCCTTCACACGCTGGTGATCGAGTGATGTGTACTGATCAGCTTGCACTACAACTTTGTCGTTGATTGCGGGCTGTTCCGTTGCTGAGCCGTCAGGTTCATAGCCATTACCTGTGTTGTTGTCGAATGGACCACCGAAACCGATAACGTTAGGTGTATAACCCACAAGCTGAATATCTACAGTTGAGATAGAAAGATTGATTGCTTCGCTTGGGACTGGTGATGGAAAAAGTTCATTTTCAAAAACAGTGAATGTTGAATTAACAACATGATCATTCCATTGCTGAAATGGCACATTAAAACGGCGGTTATCGCTGCTAGACATGTATGCGCAAAACTGCCCAATGACTGAACGCAGATCATTAGGATTGGTGGCAAAGAAAGCGATTTGAGCACGTACAGTTGTTGGCACCAGACGAACCTTCACCCGTTTCTCATCAATGACCGTTTCAATAAAATCAGGCACTGGTAGTAATTGATTTACATCAGGGGGTTGGTCAGTTAACGCTGTTGCAGTAAGCATTACAGGTAAAATCACTTTGGATTCTTCCTCATGCTTCTGGCTTTTTCTATATTCAGAAAGCATTGCTTCTGAATCGTCCATCATCCGTGACGGACATGCTTTTATAGCGTTACCAATGGCTCTCAACTTCCAGTCAGCCGTTAATTGGGTCTCAGGCATATACCAAGCACGAAAATTGACAAGCTGCTTATACCAAGCGTTTTGGATGCATTTAAGCGAATCGTTGGGGTAATTCATTATTACCCCCATACACTAAAGATACTGCCAAAAGACTTTTTCGGCTTTTTAGCTTTTTCTTTTACACTTGGCTGATCCATGGATTGCAGAATTTGTTCAGCATGTTGTTGAACTGAATCAAAGCTCTTCACCGGATTTACCAAACCCGTATAGAGTTCTTTTTTGCGTTCTTCTCTAAGTTGTTGCAGGCGTTTCTGTTTATCAACTTTTTCTGAGAGTTCACCTACTAAGCCTTGAGCATTTCCTAACTCATTTAAAAGTTGAAGTTGGCTATTGATATTGTCGTAGGTCTGTAAGATTTGATCTTCAAGTAATTGGGCAATAATAATTTCAGGTTGTGATAACTGTGAAATATCTGTTGCGCTATCAAAGCAAGAAACAATACCTTCTGGCTCTTCAGGAACAAATAAACCATCAAATAACTGACCATCACCAACATTACTTGCATAATTTGGTTGCGCAACGAAATCAAAACCAAAAAAACCTGTTGGTATTAAACGGCCACCGACATTCTTGTAATTGACTGAAGTGCTAAAACCACCCGCTTGGGCTTTATAATCTTGTAATGCTATCTCACCAGGTTCGTTATCATAAAACTCTTCTCGGTGCTCAACTGTTCCATCCTTTGAAGCACGTAATTCAATTGTTTTAAACGCCCGTGAAAGATATACAACTTTACCTTTTATGATCACCGTTTCAGGCGGCACCATACCATAGCGCTGTCGAATTTGATGACCGTAAAATCCTTGTAATGAATTAGTAGCAACCATTTCTTGTACATGGTCACTGTTGATCAAGTTGACCATTGCATCAACATCGACATTACTTCGATCAACACCGGTATATTTACGGCATCGGTCATGTAAGTTGTAAGATAGAACTTTTGTCTTTCTATTTTTGCTAGCCATAAAAAAGCCCCAATGCTGTGATTGAGGCTATTGTGAACCGTACCGGGTTTGTCGGAGACTTTTTTATTTAAGTTAGGCCACCTGACCTAACGGGTTAATCTTATCATAGTACATTG